AACATAACAGATTAGACTTTAGTATTGAATCTAAGTTTAAATCAAAGGGGTATAAAACCCTGTATTTTTGCGATAACGATGTGGCGGTTTATACTAAAAATCCCCATATTATCAAAAACGGCGTTGACGTAACGGTAACGGTTGTAGAAGTTAAAATAGATATTGAACCCGTTGTAGACGTTATAGCTAAAGAAATCAAAAAAAAAGCAAAAACGTCATTTGGTAATAACCTATTTGAAAAGAAAAATAAGAATGAAAACAAACGTAAAGATTATGGAAGCAATAGGGAGTTTTAAGGACTCTCTTAGAGGTCGATGTATAGATCAATTACCTTATTCGTGTTTTTCTTCTACTTTATTTAATTCTGATATTCATTTATCCAAAGAATATTGTGAAATACATCACAAATTACAAAACCAATTTACACAAGACGATAGGGGATTAAAATGGAAAACAGTACAGTAATATTACTATTATTATTTTTAGTATCTTTGATGCCTGTAGATGAGGCATCTTCAAATGAGCTATTTGCTTTTGACGGTCTAGCAAGTGAAGGATATGTAGCTTTTGTGGTTAATTCCGGCGAAGTACAAAAAGAAGATGAAGACACTACAGTATTAAAACCAGATCCAGACGTTGCTAAGTGTGTCTGTAAAGGTACTGGTAAAATTAAACAGGTTGATGGAAACTTTTTTAATTGTCCATATCACGGTAAAGAAAAGATTGTAGATAATACACAAACTAAGTGTCAGTGCGATACTAACACTACAGTGTGTAACTGTGTAGCGGTCTATGGTAAATGCTCTTGTAATAAAACAATTATAGCGGGAGAATCAACACCACCAGCAACAAAAGCTAAAAAAAAAGTAGTCCCTTCCCAAAAACAGATCTTATTCTTTACCGCTAGTTGGTGTCCACCTTGTCAACAGTTTAAAATTACTGCAATACCTAAACTTAAAGCTCAAGGTTGGGAAGTAACTACAGACAAGGATGCACAAATTAGAGTAATCGACGTAGATGAAAATCCAGAGTTATATAATAAATACGGTAAGCAACGCTCTATTCCTTTATTCATTATGACTAAAGACGGAAAAGAAACTGACAACTTTGTTGGTAATGATACGGTTATGAAAACTGTTGAAGGTGAAACATTTGAAGTTGAACCAGCTACTAGGGTCACAGATATGTGGTACGAAAAATAGGAGAGTATAATGAAACCAGAAACTGTATACAATATGATTACTCAAATGTTTTCCGAAGACGGTTATCAAATGGGAAATATCTATATCAAATGCGAAAGCGAAACTAAAATTACGATAGAACAAATAAGTGATCAGGTGATGATTAGTTTTTCAGGAAATAAGCCAGTTGCTATAATTAAAAAGTTTATTAAGTTATCAAGGTCAGTAAGTGGACTTCATTTAGGTAGTACGGGAGGAACGTTGGTTTTAGACGCATTTCCAGATATTCCTTTTGAATATGACGAGGATGAATAATGATTTTTAAAAATGCACGAAATAAAATTAATAAAAAATATAAAGATGAAAAACATAGAAAAATTGCTAGAATTTGCTTGGAATTAGGCGGCGAATGGGCTACAATAAAGATGGGGAATGTTCGTTTACATTCTGAATTTAAAAATCCAAAAAACCGTAGGCGATACAAGAAGGAATGTAGGGCATATATCGTTAAAAACTATGATATGTCTGATATAGCTAGTGGTTTCTTAATCACTTTTGCTCTCTCTATATTAATCAAAATAATAGCAGATTGGATAGCTTCACTTATTATAGACGGTCTTCTAGAGAACAATTAACTAATGAACTAGGAAAAGTATGAACGTAACGAAGCGTAATGGAACTACTGAGTCATATAATATTGAAAAAATTCATCAAGTTGTCGAATGGGCAACAAAAGACCTGTCTGGAGTATCTTTATCTGACATAGAAATGAACGCAAACCTATCTTTACGAGATAGTATCGAAACAAAAGAAATTCACCAAATCCTTATCAAGTCTGCTCAAGACTTAATCTCAGAAGCATCCCCAAACTACCAAGACGTAGCTGCACGTTTACTAAACATGTCTCTACGTAAGGCGGTATGGGGTCACGCCAAAACCCCACCTAACCTATTACATCATATCCAAATCAAGGTAGATAATGGTGTATACGATGCTGAGATCTTAAATAAGTGGTCAGTTGAAGATATTAGTAAAATTGGATCATATATTAACCATAAACGGGATGATCAATTTAAGTATGCCGGTCTACAGCAAATGGTAGACAAATATCTTATTAAGAATAGGACAACAGGGGAAGTCTATGAAACTCCTCAATTTGCTTACATGCTTATTGCTATGTGTCTCTTTGAAGATATTAAAGACGTTAAAAGGGCTTATGACTGTTATTCTACATTCAAAATCAACCTTCCTACTCCTATTATGGCAGGTGTACGTACCAACATTAAACAGTTTGCAAGCTGTGTACTGGTAGACGTTGGTGACGATCTTGACTCTATCTTTGCTAGTGTACATGCCGTTGGTAGATATACAGCCAGACGTGCCGGAATTGGTATCAATATTGGACGTATAAGACCAATTAATTCCCCTATACGGTCTGGAGAGGTCATCCATACGGGCCTCATTCCCTATCTAAAGACCTTTGAGGCTACGGTTAAGTCTACCAGTCAAAACGGCATCAGGGGTGGCTCTGCAACGGCCTACATCCCATTCTGGCACACCGAGATAGAAGACGTGATGGTTCTTAAGAATAATGCTGGAACTGATGATAATAGGGTACGTAAATTAGACTATGCTGTCCAGTTTTCCAAATTGTTTTATGAGCGTTTTATTACCGGAAAAGACATTACATTGTTTAGCCCACATGAAGCTAAGGGTTTGTATGATGTATTTGGGGATAATGATAAGTTTGATGAACTATATCTAAAATATGAAGCTTCTCGTAAGCTGAAGTTTAAAAAGAAAGTACCAGCTAGTAAGATAGCGGAAATTTTCTGTAGGGAGAGACTAGAAGTTGGTCGCCTATACCCTATGAATATAGATAATGTAAATATGCATGGTTCATGGGACGTTCCTATCTGGATGTCCAATCTTTGCTTAGTTGCAGATACTAAGGTAGACTGTATAGTCGATAATGTTAAAATGGTGATTGACTTAAAAGAATTAGATGATTTACACAAAATGGGTAAGGAAATCTCAGTTTTATCTAAAAATCTAGAAAATAATACTACTGAATATAAGAAAGTAACAGCTAGTGCTCAAACAGGAAAAGATGCAGAATTACTAGAAATTACTGATGAAGAGAGTGGTTTTACTATTAAGTGTACGTCAGATCATAAAATTTATACTAAAAATAGAGGCTATATAAAGGCTGGAGAGTTAAAAGAGAGTGATGAGCTAGATATCATTGCATAACCTGCATTATTTCCGTGTATAATATTGTGAAGTAACACAACCATTACATGGAGATAAAAATGTATAATGTTTATTTAATAACATTTAAGACCAGTCAAAAGCAATATGTAGGATTTACAAGCATGGGGGTTATGAATCGCGTTCATAAACATTACCTAAACTCAGTAAGTGGTATAGATAACCATTTCTATAGAGCTATGAGGATGTATGGTATAAAAGATATTCTTGTAGAAACTATATACGAAACAGATAATAAAGAAGAAGCGTTAGGAAAAGAAATATATTTTATTGATAAATTTGACACGTTTAAAAATGGATATAATTCATCTAGGGGTGGAATTGGCGGTTTTTCTGTACCAGAAGACAAAATAGAGTTATGGAAATCAAAACTAAGTAAAAAAGTAAAGGGTGCTAATAATCCTAATTTTTCAGGTATCACAAATCAACAAATTATAGATAAGGCCGTAGAGTTTTATTTAAACAATAATAATAAATTAATAAGATCTCATTGGAGATTATGGTCTAAAAATAATGGTTACCCACAAAATTATACAAAATATAGGTTTGGTGGTACTCATACAGAGTTTATTAAGGAATTAAAAGCTGAATTAGACAATAGAAATATCGTATATACAGAGTATAGTTTTAAACAGACTAAAGAAGAGAGATATACTCCAGAAGTCAATAAAAAAATTAGCGATACACTAAAGGGAAATATCAAGAATGCTAAAGATTCGCAGGGTTGAAAAAAGAGAAGATGTATACGATATTACGGTAGAAGACAATCATAATTTTTATGCAAATGGAGTATTAGTACATAACTGTGTAGAGGTGTTACAGCCCACAACCCCCATTGTGTCAATAGATGATACTAATGGAGAAATTGGAATTTGTATGTTGGCGGCGGTTAATACGTTGGAAATGCATACGGAAAACGACATAGAAAATACGTGTGCTATTGCTGTAAGGTCATTAGAATCCGTAATTGACTATCAAGACTATCCTGTTGTTGCAGGGGAAAACTTTACAAAAACTAGGCGGTCATTGGGAGTTGGTATCACTAATCTAGCGGGATACTTAGCTAAACACAAACTTAGTTACAATGATGCTGCTGCATTGCCTGTTATTCACGAGTTAATGGAAAAAATCCAGTGGCACTTGCTAAACCAGTCCTGTAAGTTGGCTGAACAGCTTGGACCGTGTGATAAGTTTGGAGATACTAAGTATTCTAAGGGTATGCTGCCTTTGGACTGGTATAAAAAAACCGTCGATGAACTTGTCAAGCCAAAATATACAATGGATTGGGAAGGTCTTAGAAAGAGAATTAAGAAGTTTGGCCTAAGACACTCTACTGTCTCTGCAATTATGCCGTGCGAAAGTTGTTTAGAGTGGGATTCCGTCCTCTTAGCTAAAGATGGTAAATATAATTTTCATGAATTAGCAGACAAACTTGGTCTTGATCATAAAAAAATAGAATCTGAAAACTTAATAGGTTGGCACGTTTCTAAAAAAACCGTAACTATATTAACTAAAGACGGTAGTGTTGAAGCAAATAAGCTATATTATAATGGGTTTTCTGATGTAACTGAAATAGAATTAGAAAATGGTCAAAAGTTATTTCCAACTATAAATCATAGATTTCTTGTAAAGGTGGGGGACGTAGAAGAGTGGAAGAGAGTTTATGAGCTTTCTGTAGATGACGACATAGTGAAGATTGAATTTTAATTAAGTTTTAATGCCTTTTTGTGTATAATAGGGTGGACATAGTAACACACTCCTATTTAGTACAGGGTATTATAATGAAAAAAGAAGAAGTGAAGTTAGAACATTTGACAGATCAAGACTTTTCTAATTTTTTAAGTAGATGTAGGTCACTTAATATAACTAAGAGAGACATATTAATGGTGACTAAGTATATTAATAAAGAGGGTTTTAGTATTGAGGCGTTTTTTACGTTTCACCTACAAAAAAATAATTTTCCTAGATATGGTAGACAGTATAACATTGAATATATTTCTTTAAGAAACAATATTAGCCATGAAGAAGCACATATCTATATAGAAAAGTTTAAAAAAGACAAAGTTACGTCAAAAGCAAATTTTATAAAAAAACACGGAACATCTATAGGAAAAGAAAAGTTTAAGAAATTTCAAGAAACATCAAGAAAATCTAGTAGTGATAAATGGTTTATTGATAAATATGGGGATGGTTGGCAAATAAAGAAAAAAGAATCATTTCAAAAAAGATCTAAATTTTGTAAAATATATTGGACTGATAAGGGTTTTTCTAACGAAGAAGCTGAAATCAAGGTTAAGGAATGGCAAAAATCAAACGCTGGAGTAAATAGAGAATATTGGATAAATCAAGGTCTTTGTAGTGACGAGATAGATCTTATTATTAGAAAAATTAATATTCAAAAGGGTAATGGTGTTCGCAACAGGACATTCTTAAAACAAAAACATGGAGAGGTATGGAAAGATATTTATCAACAGCGTTGTAAAGATTATCGTATAAATATGGAAAAGCTTGGAATATGGATTGTTAGCAGTTTAAAAGATGAATGGAATCAATATAGAGATTTATGTACATATTATACCAAGGAGACCGTCTTTGACCATAATATTAAAGATATAGAATATAGATCAATATTATTTCACTTAGATCATAGATATTCAATTAAGCAAGGGTTTTTAGATGAAATAGATCCTAAAATTATAGGTAGCATAGTTAATCTACAAATGCTACCAGCTAAAGTTAATTGTTCAAAAAAAGAAAAATGCGATATAACTATAAAACAACTGTTAAGGAATTATGCTAATTATGAAAATAGTATCAATAAAAACAAACATTAAAAAAACCCATACGTGGGATATTGAAATACCCGATCAAAAAAACTATCTACTAGAGGGTGGGTTGGTATCTCACAATAGCTCCGTTATACAAAACTCAACTAATGGCATTGAGCCAGTAAGACAGCTAATGTCTTATAAAAAGTCCAAAATGGGTATTTTGAAGCAAATTGTTCCTTATTATGCTACAAGAAGAAATTATTACACAAAAGCATGGGATTTAAAGGATAATATAGGTATAATAAACGTATCGGCGGTATGTCAAAAGTTTGTTGACATGGGGATCAGTACCAACACTTGGTATAACTATAAAAACTACCCAGAAGGGAATATCCCCCTTAGTGTCATTATGAAAGACCAAATCTACGCCTATAAATACGGTTGTAAGAACCTCTATTACCTCAATACTCCAGACGGGGATGGTGATACAGAAAGAGAAGTTGGTTGTGAAAGCGGGGCTTGTGCAATATGAAAACATTATTTAGGATATCAAAATCAGCAGTACTAATAGGGAGTTTCCCTAAGCTGTATGATGAATTACATGGATCAAGAGTTGTTAGTGATAGGTGGAGTTTATATGTTGTTGAAGCTGGTATTAGGTTTAAACATAGAGCAGCTATAAATCAACTTTCCTCTGAACTGAAAAAAAACTACGATGACTATATTAAATAAAAAAAACATAGACATAATGAAACAACCCCTGTTCTTAGGTGAGGGGCTTGGACTTCAAAGGTACGACAAGTTTAAATACCCCACATTCTTTGAACTCTTTCAAAAGCAAATAAGCTTTTTCTGGAGACCAGAAGAATTCGACCTAAAGAAAGATAGGAACGACTTTAAAGACAATTCCATAATGTCTGAAAATGAACGTTTTATCTTTACGTCTAATATTAAATATCAAACAATGATGGATAGTGTAATTTGTAGAGGTGTTCCCACTCTTCAAAGCTTTGTCTCTAATTCAGAATTAGAAGCGTCTATGAACGCTTGGCAGTTCTTCGAACAAATTCACAGTTACTCTTATACTTATATTATTAAAAACGTATACTCTGATCCGTCTAGCGTATTAGATAGTTGCCTAACAGATAAAGAGATACTAGCACGTGCAGACGTTGCTGTCAAGGAATATGATTCATTAGCGGCTATTGTTAATAACAAATCTACTAAAAATATAAAAAAACAGATTTACTTAACCCTTATTAGCGTAAACATATTAGAAGCTGTGCGATTTTATGTTTCATTCGTTTGTGCTTTTGCGTTTGCGGAAAATAAGAAGATGATCGGCAACGCCGACATTATTAAAATGATTAAGAGAGACGAAGCATTACATCTTTATAATACTCAAGAAATAATCAAGATTTTACATAACGTAAAGTCAGAAGGTTTCTTAGATGTTGCTCAGGAGTGTGAAGAACAAGCTTGTAAGATGTTTGAACTTGCAGCAAGTGAAGAAAAAAAATGGGCGTCATACCTATTTAAAGATGGTTCTATTATTGGGTTGAACGAGAACGTTCTATCTCAGTATATAGACTGGCTATGTCATTCCCGTAGAAAAGCTATTGGACTACCTTATGAAACAGGGTTTAAGAATCCGATTGCTGGATGGACTGACCCTTGGATGAATAGTGATTCTGTTCAACCAGCACCACAGGAGACAGAGATAACGAGCTATAAGATTGGTGCAAGTAAAAATGATATAGATGATGCTAAAATTGATTTTGGAGACTTGGGATTATGAAGGTTGAATTATGTGACACTATAAGTAGTTTCAATATATTGATAGTTTTGCACTTTGTGGGGATTTTATAGTTAGGGGGTTTGATAGTGACAAATAAAAGCGAAATAAATTTACATAGACTTAGATCAAAGTTGTCTTCATTAAAACCAAGAGTGGAAGACTTTAATATAGATAATAAAGTTACAGTAAAGAAGTTTGTACTAACAAACGATACTTACCCCTCTTGTTTTATACGTGTGCAACGATTTCTTTCAAATAAATTAGGAATGTAAAATGACAATAGCTAATATGTCAATGAATCAGTTACAATTTAATTGGGATTTACCATACAAGGTACAAATACAGAGACTATCTGAAGACGGTATCTTACCAACTAAGTCACATATAGACGATGCTGGTTGGGATTTGTATTCTTCTCAAGATTCGGAAATACTTGGTGGTCGTCGTAAGACTATCTCAACTTCTATAGCTATGTCAATTCCAAAAGGTTATGTGGGATTAATTTGGCCTAGATCGGGACTGTCTGTAAATTCTGGAGTAGATGTATTAGCTGGAGTAATTGACGCTGGCTATTTAGGAGAGATACAGGTTTGTTTACTAAATACTAACGGTCGTGGAGACGAGTGGATGAATAGTTTACAAATCGCCAAAGGTGATAGGATAGCTCAAATTGTTTTTCATAAATTGCCGGATATTAAGATCATAGAAGTTAACGAACTAAATGATTACTCTTCTAGAGGTTTAGAAGGGTTCGGTAGTTCTGGTAATTAGACTATTTTAATTAGAAGTTAAACCAATGCCTAGAGGTGAAAAAAGACGTAAGCGTAAAACCAATCGTGTAAAACATACCTATAATCTAGACTATGTGTTACCTGAACAGGAGACAACTATAGACGGTAGGGAATTGAGTTTTAATTTTCAAGTAGCACATAAGCAACCAATAGAGAAAAAGTGTAAAGAGGTAGAAGCTAAAACTGAAAACCAACATAATTATATCAGAGCTATTATAGAAAACGATATTATCTTTTGCTCTGGTCCTGCTGGTTGTGGTAAATCTTATGTGGCGGCAGGAATGGCTGCATCCCACCTATCACGTAGTATCACTAAAAACATAGTAGCAAGCAGACCTCTCGTATGTACAGGTAGTAATATCGGTGCTTTACCGGGAGACCTATCTGATAAAATAGCACCATACTTAGGACCAGTTGAAGAAAATTTAAAATACTTCTTAGGGCGTACTCATTATGGCAGGTATATAAATGAATACCATATTAAATACAAGCCAATAGAATTGATGCGTGGTGCAACATATAATGATTCATATATGATATTGGATGAAGCACAAAACTGCACCAAAAAACAAATCACTATGTTTTTAGCTCGCATGGGTAAAAATTCAAAAGTGTTAATTAATGGTGACATTAAGCAGAATGATTTAAAGGGTCAAAGTGGTCTGGCTGAATGTATGGAAAAACTAAGCGGTATAAATGGAGTGGGTATATGTAAATTAGATTATCACGACATTCAAAGACATGGTATTCTTGGTACGGTCTTACAAGCTTTAGAGGATTAACAATGCTATACGATTATCAATGTAATAATTCACATTGTAACATACAACTAATAGATGTAAAGCAATCGATTCACGATAAACCAAAGAAAAGATGCCCTCATTGTAAATCCTTATCTTTGGAAAGGATTATTACTGGAGGGATTGAGGTAAATATCGTTGCTAGAGAAGCAACAACTGTTGGTCAGTTGGCTGACCATAATTACAAAAAAAATTCAGCGAAAGTAGATGAAGCAAACGCAAAGAAAAAAGAAGAGACGGTACAGCCAGAAACCATTTATGATGGCGGTGTTACTCGTAGAGAAATTCAAAAAATGACACCAGCACAAAAAGATAGATATATAAGGGGTGATTAGAGATGAAATTTGTAAACAAGATAGAACTACACACGGACGAGATAGAAGAAAAATTCTATGGTAGAACTGGAGAGTTCACAGACAACAAAAAAGAAAGGAACTACGCTAAAACCAAAGCGGGAATAGATGTTACTGAAATCTATTTTGTCAGAGTATATAATAAGTCATTGTATGACCCACTTATGTCTTCTGGAAGAAGGGTAGAGTACGAAGAAACAGAGTATAAATTAGTTTCAAAAGAAACATTTGACTTTTATATGTTGTATCTTAAAACCAACAATTCACTTTATTTTACTAGAGCACAAAGAGGGTTTGTATCATGACTAAAAAGGGACCACTAGGAACATCAGAGAGATTTTATATTGCTTCATTGCATGGAAAATTAAGCGTAGATGAACTATGCAAGAAATTAGATAGGGCTAAGAAGATCGTTAGAGATTATATCGCAACAGTAGAAAAAGAAGAAGAAGAGACACCTTCTGTTATGACTGATTTAATCCCATCTTCTAATGGGTCTACAATTATGACTCCCGCTGGATCTGAAGTTTCAGATGAGATTCATAAAGCTAGAAGTGGTAAAAAAATTAGATCTGGCTGTGTAACGAAAATTAAAAAATCATGAGTAATCAACAGTGGCTAAAAGCCTATAGAACTGATAAAAATTCCGTATGGGTCAAGTGTAAGCTTTGTATAGGGGAGTACGTCTACATAAACAACTTTTCTAAACAGTGGAAAGCACTTAAAGACCGCTGTGATAAAGAAAAGGTTTACATTAAAGAACTATCTCTACAGTTTAGGTCTCATGAGGTTAAGCTGGATATATCTGATGTAGACGGGATATATCTAGTAAGATCCGTGAAAGGACAAGTAGGGGGAAAAACACAACATTATTATACCTTTGGTAGAGTATTTGGGGATAAGGTACACAAACAAAAGTGGCTTACTCCAGAGCTTATTCTTGAAGAGTCTTTCGACGACCATATTGACCAGTGTTTTAAAGAGATAATAATATATGACGAATTCAAAAAGAGAGAGAACAGAGAAGAGTAGATATAAACATCAGAGTACGGGCGATCATTGTACCTGTTCAGCATATATTGCTGAGATCATGTGTACGAGAAACGCACAAAATAAAAATAAAGGTTCACTTCCTTATAAGTTTTGGAATTCCAAAGCTTGGAATTGGACCTTTAAAAAACAAGTACTCCTAGCAAATAAGCTATTGAAAACCTATGCAGAAGTTGTTCTAGTCAAGGCTATAAACTCACGCGAATTAAAAAGCGTGTTTTCCTTACAGAACAAAAGGGTTCTACCTATTGTTAAAAGGTATCAAGCCGAATTCCTCGTCGAAGAAAAGGAACGTCAAACACGTATAGAGGAAAAAGCGAAACAACCAGTACAGAAAAAGGTTGAACATGGTGTAAGAAAAAAAACATACGGTTCAAAGTCAGTAATGAGTAAACTCAGGGGAATGGAAAAAGATGGCGAAAGAAAAAAAGAAGAAGACTTATAAACCAGTACCAAAATTTGATGACGACCAAGTAAGTAATGCCTTAATCGGTAGGTGGGGCGATATTATAGAGAGTGGTTCAACCGTATTAGAAGAGATTAAAGACTTAAAGACTATTAGTATATCTCCAGCATTAGATATGGCTCTTGGTGGTGGGTTACGCGAAGGTAGTATAGCAGTAATGACTGGCGATCCTAAAGCGGGTAAAGAACAACCGTTGTCTGCAACGGTTTATACACCTAGTGGTCCAAAAAAAATGGGGGAATTGCAACCGGGAGATAATGTATGTACTCCAGATGGTCAGTTTTCTTATATTGAGGTAATATATCCACAAGGTATGAAAGATATATATCGTATCACTTTTAATGACGGTTGTACTGTTGAGTGTGGATTAGAACATCTTTGGAAAGTGAAGCGTAATAATTCTAGAAAGGGTAAACATTATGATTGGATGGTATTGTCTCTAAAAGATATTTTAGACGAAGGTTTATCTTATTCTGATAGAGCAAAATGGAGAATACCATTAACTTCTCCGGTTCAATTTAATAGCATACAACAGTCAATTCCTGCATATATACTTGGTTGTTTGGTTGGTGATGGAGGACTCACCAATGGTACTCCAATAATCACGTCTGCTGATAAAGAAATAGTGGATGCGTTTGATAAGTATGCGAAATTCATAGGTTTAAATTGTAAATATAAAGAACAATATGATTACGCATTAAGTCATCCTGATAACAAAACGGGAGACAACCATCTTACTAACTGTTTAAGAGATATGAAGCTAATGGGGTGTGGTTCTCATGATAAATTTATACCATATGACTATAAATATGGATCTATAGACCAAAGAATAAGCCTTATTCAAGGTTTAATGGATACGGATGGATATAACGATAAAGGAAAGAATGCTGAATACAGCACTGTATCAGAAAAACTAGCTAAAGACGTACAAGAGGTTTTACAATCTTTAGGATATACTGCAAAAATTAAACCAAGAGTCACTAAGTGTAATGGAAAAGAATTTCCTTCTTTTCGTTTACACATATCTGGATATTGTATTTCTGATTTATTTTCATTACCTAGAAAAAAGATAAATAGATCTAGGATTAAGAATCAATTAACCCGGACTATTAAAAAGGTGGAAAAAGTACGACGAGAAGAGTGTCAATGTATTAAGATTGCACATAAAGATCATTTATATTTAACTGATAATTTTGTTGTTACTCACAATACCACCACAGCACTACACTTTGCCTCTAAGTGTCAGGCTGTTGGTAAGAGCGTATATTATTTTAATACAGAGGGTAGAATTACTAAAGAGAATTTCACAGGTGTTGCAGGTTTAGATGTAGATAACATTAAAATCGTACAGGCTACTACGGCAGCACCTGTAGTATCTGCTGAAAGCTACTTAAACTCACTAGAGGCACACGTAAAGGGTACTCCAAATTTTGTAGCGATTATAGACTCTGTATCTAATATGGTTCCAGAGGTGGAGCTTGAAGGGGAAATCAGAAGTAACGTTAGAAACGGACTTCCTAGATTACTGTCTATGTTCTTTAAAAGAGCTAGTGGAGACGTTGGTAGAACTGGTGCTATTCTAATTTTTATTACTCACAACATAGCAAACACTGGTGGTAATCCATACGCACCTTCAAAGATGGCTGATTGTGGTAACATGCTCCAATATCAAGCTGGAACGAACATGATCATAACAGGTAGGGGAAGGTGGACTGATGGCGAAGACGGGCCACATATAGGTCAGGTAGTCAATTGGAATATTAAAACATCTGCTGCTGGTGGTACTCCTAACACTCCCGCGAAAGGTTGGCTACGGTATGGTATAGGTATAGATGAATGTAAAGAGATGATTCATGTTGGTGTTGATTTTGCTTTTATTAAGAAAGCTGGTAGTTGGTATACATTGACCTGTCTTGTTAATCATAAAAAAGATAAGAGTATTAAAAAACTATTAAAAGATAATGAGGTCGATATAGAAGACGACGAAGCGGTAACAAAGTTTTTTCAGAAGCAAGGCGAAGCTAAAATGTGGGAGTTTATAGATAGTAACCCTGTTGTATATGAAGTACTAAAGGAAGAAATGAAGGAATATGTATAGTGGATGTAAGGGGTTTAAATGGTAGAGATTATAAGATTAATCTACAGAAATACATAGTGAGGGGCAATGATCCTAGAAAAAGGTCTAAACCCCACATGAAAGCTAGGGAGATATTAAACAAACAATATAGTGGATATAATGTATATGAAGAGGTTAAATTACCGGGAACGGTAGATCCAAGTAAAAAATCCGCACTCTTCATAGATTTTTTTATTGAAAGATTTCGTATAGCTATAGAGGTTAACGGAATGCAACATTATAAATATATACAGTTTTTTCATGGAGACGCTACTGGATTTAGAAATTCTAAACGTAGAGACGTTACTAAAGAACAGTGGTGCGAGCTAAACGAAATAGAGCTTATAGTTCTAAAAGACTCTGAGATAAAGTTATGGGGGGATCAGCTTGGATATAAGGGCGAAATTTGATAAGTTCAAATCGGATGTTGATGACTATATTAATAATAACAATCTTAATACATTTGAATTCAAGGAAGAGTTCAAAATAGCCGAAACATTAACTATAGATGAATTGGCAGTATTAACTCAGGATGATTGCTTTAATTACTCATTTATGTTATATCAATACTGTGATTACATAAATTTGGAAAAAGGTAGACAAGATGGTATTTTAATGTGGTGTAAAAGTGCTCTCAGCGATATAATAGCTAGGGAAGTACATAACTTTGATAAATACACAAAACATGAAATCAGAGTATCCACTATCGTTAATGAAAATGAGGTGGCTAAGACTATTGATTTATGGAAAAAACACGCTGAAGCTAGAGTATTAGCTTTGGGTAATAAAGAACAAATAGTGAGACAAAAAGCTAACTGTCTCATGGAGAAAGGTAAGAGAAAATGAGTAACATGGAACATTTTGTAACAAGTTTAACACCGGAACAAAAAGCGGAGTTTGCTAAGTTATTAACACAAAGTGAAACGGTAGTAGAAGATGACGAAAGAGTTATACCTATGACGGTAGATGAAGGTCACGCTATTGACATAGACGAAAACTTTAAAGTTAAACGTGCCGATGGTTCACAACGTGGAGGTAGAACTAGAGTTCAGGGTCGTGAAAATACATGGGAAGATAAGGGAGAGATCTTTGAAGACACAGAAATGCCAGAAGCATCTAAAAAAATCCCTAAAACAACTAGAAATAGACCAGAACCCCAAATGAAAGAAATTCAGTGTAGTGCATGTGGAAAAACCCACACTGTAAACAGTGCTGTTGTTTATGGTAAGTTTCATAGGTGCGACTCTTGTGGAAATGAATAATGTATAATGTAGCTACGGGTTATAGAGGTAATCAAATACAGCCAAATAGAATACAGGCAATGTTCTATAAAAACGTAGTGAAAATTAGTCTCAAGAGTGTGTGTGAACCAATAAGTTCTAAAGGGTCTTATATGTTTATATATAGTAAATTTATTGAGGCCGATCCAAAGTTTTTCTTTGCTTTAGATATACAGTGCGATATATATTAAACACATGAAATAAAATTAGGGGTAATAGATGGATTTGAAGTTAACCGATGTCGGGGCAGAACGTGCCGTACTCGCTAGTATCTTTACGTATGGACTAGAAGCATATGTTGAGGTATGTGATATAATACAATATAACACGTTTGGTCACCAAAACAACCAATTGATTTATAAATGTATACAGAAAGTTATGGAAGGTGGTTTAAATTTAGACTTACCTTCTTTTTTGTCGGCTGCACAACAGCTACATTTATCTGATGTTATAAATACAGAACAGGAGTTAGAGTATGTAAAGTCACTAATGAGTTTCCCTGTCGATAAGGGGAATATTACTCACTTTGCAGTACAGGTGAAAAAGTTTGAATATGCAAGACAGATGCATAAGATGACTTTAGCTATCAATCGTGAGATAGAAGGTATTGATGGTGATGAATCTATTGATGATATAGTGGGAATTTTAGAAAACCCCGTAATGGAGTTTCTAAGAGAGGACGCAACTGGTAATAATCCCGAACAGTTGGGGGAAGGTATTGATGAATATATTGAATACCTATTAGAAAACCAGTGTGACCAGATTGGTATTGATACTGGATTTTCAGAATTTGATACCGCTATTGGTGGTGGAGCAAGAAGAAAGTGCGTTGATTTAGTATCTGCAAGGCCAAAAGTGGGTAAGAGTGTATTTGGGGATAATGTAGCTATTCATGTATCGGGCAGCGGTATTCCAACTTTGATGTTAGATACTGAAATGTCTAAGGAAGACCACCTAAACAGGATTATATCTAATCTAAGTGGTGTTCCTATTAAAGAGATAGAGACTGGTTCGTTTGTTGAAGATGAAATAAAATATAAAAGTGTGCTAGAGGCGGCTAAAAAAATTAAAGAAATGCCATATACATATGCGTGTGTTTCTGGAGTGCCGTTTGAGAACATTGTGAATACTATTAAACGTTGGGTTATGTCTGAGGTTGGTGTTGATGAAAATGGTCGAACAAATGACTGTGTGGTTATATATGACTACTTAAAGCTAATGTCTTCTGGATCTATTACGAATAACATTCAAGAATATCAAGCTTTAGGTTTTCAAATAACTGCCCTACATAACTTAGCTGTAAAATATGATTTCCCATGTATAGCATTCGTACAGTTAAACAGGGACGGTATTACGAAAGAGAGTACAGACGCTGTTAGTGGTTCTGATAGGCTAATCTGGCTATGTACATCATTCAGTATCTTCAAGGAAAAATCAATAGAAGAGATCGCGGAAGATGGTAAAGAGGCTGGTAATAGAAAGTTAGTACCTATCGTATGTCGTCATGGACCCGGAATGGAAGATGGAAACTATATTAATATGAATATGATTGGTAGTCATGCAGACCTTAAAGAACTCCACACTAGAGACGGTCTTAATAGTGGACTAGATAATGACTTAGAAGGAATAGACCTACTAGAAGATTATGACGATGACGAATGATGATGAAGTAATAAAAAAACTTGAATATATTAATAATTTAGATCCATACTGGCAGAAGTGGGAATGGTGGAATCTAAAATTGGAAAAACCAGAGTTTTACCAGAAGCTTAAAGAATATAATGATAGACCTAAATAAGTTACAGGCGATAATGTATGAAGACGTTGAAATTATATTAGACCATTTTAATATTGAGTATCATAACAACCACGATGGTATTGCCTGTGTTTGTCCTATACACGAAGGGGCCGACAACAAAAAGGCTTGTACTATATCTCCAGAAAAGAAGAGTTGGAAATGCTGGACCCATAATTGTCATCAAGACTATAGTGGAATGCTAGGGTTTATGATGGGAGTTATGTCTAAGGTTAAGGGTCAAGAGGTAGAGTTTTCTAGTGCTTTAAAGTTAGTCTGTCATTTATACAATATTGGAGATAAAAATATAAGTATAGATGGTAGTGAAAGGGTGGAATCTCCACACCGTGAGTTTTCTAGGCTTGTTAAGTTATTTAATCAACCAAAGACAGTAGAAGAAAATAGTTTTATAAACAGTATAGACACATGTATAGACTCACAGTACTTTTTATCTAGGGGTTTTACAAAGAGTGCGTTGGATTATTTTGGAGTGTGTGACTGTGTAGACAGGTCTTCTAATATGTTTATGAGAGCTATTATACCAATACATAATGAGAAGGGTGTGCAGGTTGGATATATAGCAAGAGCTATGAAAGACTATCTACAGCCAAAGTACCTATTCTCTGAAGACCTAAAATCTTCACACTATTTATATAATTACCATAATGCAATAGGTAAAGCTTTAGAAAAATCCTGTTTGTTTATTACTGAAGGTCAGGGGGATGTTTGGAGATTATGGGAGTGTGGAGTAGAGAATGTAATTGGCTTATTTGGGAAAGATATATCACCAGAACAAGAAAGAAAGATTATATCTAGTGGAGTGACTACATTGGTTATACTTACTGATAGTGATCAAGCTTCAAGAGAGTCTAAAATAAAGATACAAAGAAAATTCACTAGGATGTTTACTGTTAAGTTTATTGACCTACATAAAAAAGACGTAGGAGATACTACAATAGATATGGTCAAAACAGATATTTTATCACAAACTAAAGGGTTATATTGAGATGACAAGAGTAATTGGAATATCGGGTAAGAAACAGTCAGGTAAAAATACCTCTGCTAACTATATTCACGGACTAATTCTTTCAAAGAAAAGACCACCAAATAATGAAAGTTTGATCGAAGATTTTCGTATTGTTGAAAATGGCTCTTTAGAAATTTATACGTCTAATAGGGACGGTAAAATGGGTTGGGGTGAATTTGACATAGATAGAAAAGACGAAGTTTTTGTAGAATATGCAGAGAGGGAAATGTGGCCCCTTGTTAAGTCGTATAGCTTTGCTGATACCCTTAAGGGCTTATGTGTCTCCCTATTTAATATAGAACCTCATAAGATCTATGGTACGGATGATCAGAAGAATGAACTAACCCATCTATTATGGGAAGATATGCCGGGAGTAATTTCTCCAAAGGTGGCGATGGATATTTTATCTGATATGGGTGGTAGTAGTGGTGGACCAGAGCAATTACTTAATTCTTATTATGATCTAAAAAACGTATGTATTCATGAACCCGGACCAATGACCGGACGTGAGTTTATGCAGTACTTTGGTACAGGCATTATGAGAAAGATGTATGGTCCAATCTGGATAGACGCCATTACTCACAAGATCCAACAAGAACAACCAGAAATAGCAATTATCACCGATGTTAGATTTCCAAATGAAGTAGACGCCGTGTTGGATATCGGTGGAGAGGTTTGGAGACTATTAAGACAGATCAGTGATGATCAGGACATAAGTGAAATCGCCCTAGACCCTGAAAACTTCGATCAGGAAAAATTCACCAATATTATCGGTAATAATGACATTACTGTTCAAGAGTTGTGTGAAAAATTA